GGCTATGAGTCCTGAGCCTAGCACCCGAATATTTGCACACTCAATGCACCGCGCAGTCCGTCCGCCGACCCCTGTGGCTTGAGTATGAAACCCAGAAAGGCGCTTGATTTTTCCACATCCCAGGCATGGCTTGCTTCCTTGCGCGGCCATTTCCTTTCGAATGGCGCGCCTGCTCATACTGGCGCTCATGCCGGAAGCTCCTCGGCCGGGACTTCTGCGTTGGCGTCGGCCTGCTGACGCTCAGCCTCATGCAGCGCACCGTAGCGATCCGCGAACAGGTCGGTGACATCGGCCAGAACCTGCTCAGAGACCGGGCGACCTGCGTCGCGAGCCTTTTTCTGTGTCTCTTCCCACTTCTTCTCCAGAGCGATGACGCAACCCGTGTCAGAGCAGGCCTTGAGGCGGTTCGTGAAGAACTCGACGTAATCGACCGGGCGTTCTTCCTGGATCTGCTGGCGCTTGGGAGTCACATCCGTCGGCCCTTGATTGGAAACACTCTTGCGGAAGTCGTCCTGCGGAATGTCGGCGGCTTCCTCGGCTGTAATCAGGCCGCGCAGCACATCCGGGAAAGCATCGCGGAGGGCGAAGCCGCGGGCGCGCATCTGGAGCATGCGCTTCGGGTACTGCTTCCACGGCCCCGGCTTACTCCACAGACCTGCATCCTTGGCATCCTGCACACTGAACCGGGCTTCAACCGGGGACTTGCCCTTGCGCTTGGCGACACAGATGGCCGTCATGCGATCCCCCTCGCCCTCCATCGTCTCCACCACGTCGTCGCAGACCGGAGATGCCTTCACGAGACCAAGCAGAGCATCGCCCCAGATGCTCGGGCGGCCATTGATGACGGCGATATTCTGCATGGACTGCATTGGCGCCAGGCCAAGCTCAGAGCCCATCTGAACTGCGATCAGGATGGCCGCTGGCTTACCGACATACTCCTTGGGGACCATGCCGCTACCGGCCGCGATTTCGGCAAAGCGCATCAGTTCGTTGAAGCTGCTGATCTGGATTGCGGGCGCATGCCCCTGCGTCGTCGTAACTGCGTTCATCGTCTCAAGCCCTTCTAATGACGAGCGTCGGAGCGCCCGTGGAGAGTTCTGCGCCAGAGACAGGCATCCCGGCCTTGAGGCGCTTGGTCAGCGCGGCCCGGTCCAGCTTGTCCGGCTGTGGAATGAAAAGTTCAGGAGCAGCGGCCCGGAGCGCCTTCTCGTCTTTGATGGTGGCCGACGTGGACCCGGCCCGGACGGCAGCGATCATCCCGCCATGCTCGAAATCGAGGACGCCGTTATCCTTCATCGAGGCGAACAGTGCGGCCCGGAGATTGCCCTCTGCCCCTTTGAGCTTCGCGGCCGCTGCCTCGCAGGCCAGGATCATGTCTACCGTCGGGCCGTCAGGATCATTGGCGCCACGGATCGCGGTCAGAGCCGCAATGTAGGCATCAATGGCGGGCTTGATCTCTCTGGCGTGGATCTCATTAGCTACGTCGCGGATATCGCGGGTCAGGGCCGCGCTCATGCCACCCCCCGCGTTTCCATCATGATGAAGGCCAGACCGGCATGCACCGCGCCGAGCGTCCGCATGACCTGTTTCACGTCGGGGCGTTCGTAGATCTCGTTCAGCCGCGTCAGGGCCGAAGTCTTCACATCCCGAGCCACGCGCCGGTCATTCTCCAGCGGCGCGATGATCGCCTGATTGCTGTGGTAGGTGATGATGCTCTCGAGGTTCAGGATCTCCCGCCGTACCGCAGGCGGAAAGAACTCCAGTTCACCAGACACACTTCGGGCATTTGCTGTTTCACGCATTTCAGAAATTCCTGTGGTTTACTTGCTGGTCAGGCGGTTTCGAGGAGTTGGCACTCGATTACTTTGTCAATCCGGCCAGTTGCCCGGGCCGCCTTGAACGTGGCCTCAAAGAGAGCATCTGAGTTCAGGCCAGACAGAGCCGCCTTCACGTCAGCGCGCTTGAGGAAATCGCGGACCTCACGCATTTCGGAGCGTGCTGTTTCCAGCTCTTTCAAATCGCGGGACATCACGCATCCTCCATCATCGAAATGGTGACGCGCTGGTCTGCAATCTGATCTTCAAGAGCCAGCAGTTCGGAAAGCTGACCTTCGTTCGGATCTTCCAGAACGTCGATCGCGTCATACGCATCCTGCAATCCGCGCAGGTAGTCGTATTCGTCGTCCAGAGCCGTGTTGCCAACGCCGTAGCGGGCATCAAACGCACTCTGTGAGAAATTGTCAGGATGGCACATCAGTTCTGCCCCATCTCAAGAGCCAGACGAGCCATGCCTTTCGGCGTGACATAGACCTGCTGTGTGCTGATCTCTTCGCCCACGCTGTTCGTGTAGGTGACGTACTTCACATCCAGCAGACCGGCATCGACCTTCGCGGAATAGGCGTGCCACTTGCCGTTTGCAGCGCGGAAGGTCCACTTCTTCTCCCGCAGCAGCTCAATGCCGCGCTTCGATCCGATATGAAGCGCCTTTCCGACTTCCCGCAGGATCGTGCGTCCGGTCGAGTTGGCAAAGCGGTCGAAGCCTTCTGCCTTTGGAGCGAGGATCGCCTTCTCCGCCTCAAGCGCAATCACCTTCTCGGTGTACCCGAGTAGCGTCTGGCGCAAGAATGCTGGATCATTCAGGTCGATGGCTGGAGTTGTGTTGTAGCTGCCTGTCTTGCGGATACGCGGAAGGATTTCTCCGACCACCTTCTCTTCGAATGCCTCGGCGGATGGCTTCTTGGAACGCAGGATCAGGCGATAAACATCCCTTTCCGGGATCATCTTCACGTTTCGGACCTGACCCGTCATTTCGACGGGGTAGGTCTTTGCGGCTTTGCAGTGTTTGCGGACTGCCTGATCGGTATCGGCGTATCCCAGAGCAGCGGCGACCTGCGATGCGGCAAACTGCGGCTCTCCATCGAGCAGCGCAGCCACCACATCAAAATCTTCAAATCGGAAAAGTGTGATCTCTGTCACGAGCGTTTCTCCCTCGCCGCTTCGTGCGGTGTGGAGATAATATGTATGATGCGTCACACCTCGTCAACCATTAAATATGATGCATCATACCTATTTTGATAAAAAGAAACCCGGCCGGAGCCGGGTGGGTTAGGAGTGAAGGAAAGAAAGTCCTTTAAATATCGCGCCCGCAATCGCTAGCAGGGCGGCAATCTGGGCGAGGGACGGCAATTTGGCTACGCGCCCTTTCATCTCGGCGACCTCGACGCGAACGTTCGATAGCTCTTCCTTGGTCGCTGCCTTCTCTTCCATCCGGGCAAGCGTCACCTGAATGGAAACCAAGGTTTCCTGCACCTTGTCCATTTTGGTTTCGAGGGTGCCGACGCGACGCGTTAGATCATCCATGCCGCCATTATCGCCGCCGCCCATAGAGTTATCAACTAGATTGTTATGAGGACGAATAGGTATAACTTGCCCTAATCGGGTAATGCGAGCTTCATAACTATCGTATGCGCCGCTCACTTTTTAACCCTCTCAGACATACCTTCTAATGTTGCTAGTAAAGAATCCATCGCGTTTGCATATGGTCCATTATCGAATATTTCTTTAAGTTCTGGATCTATATTCTGTAATATTTTCTTAATTTCATATATACATCTAGCGCTTTGAAGGCCTATATTTGCTACATCTTCATATAACCCGGCGATAAGGCTCGGAAGATCCACATCTTTATCTTTTCCCATATTGATATTCTCCGTTCCCAACAACGCGGTTCACCCGAATGACACCATCGGCTTGGGCCGGTAGCTCGCCACAACAAGCGCCTGAATAAATACGTCCGGCATCCCGGCATCGTGCTCGCAAGCTCCCGCGGGAATACGAAGAGGCGTTGCGAAATCTGGGTTCGTGCTCTGGGGCCAGAGGATCATCTCTCCGCTTTCCAGCACCTGCACGGCCTTTACGGTCGCCTCGAACTCGTCAGATGTTTTCGAGCGGTGAACAGCAACCACAACCTCGCCAGTCTTTGGCATCCGGCCCAGATCAGCCAGGTTGATGACCACGGCGATCGAGCCGTCCGGAAACACCTTGTCCATTGAGTCTCCCTTCACGAGGAGGCCGTACCGGTGAAGCCCCGCGAAGGCCGTATCAAGCGGAACGGTGATTGCGTACCAGTCCGCCTGCGGCCATTCGATGGCTTCACGCCAGACACCGGCCTGCACGTCGCCTCGGACTTCGATCTGCGTTGTGTGGACAGGGGTGATGGATGATCCTTTCCCGAGAAGGTCATCAAGTTTGCATCCAAGCGCCGTCGCGATTTGCGTCAGTTTCCCAGTCTTGGGATCAAGAGACCGGCCCTCGATAATATCTCGTACATAAGTGGGCCCTACCCCAGCCTCCTTCGCGAGGCGCTTGGGGTTCGTGTTCTGCGCCTTCATCATCTGCTCGATAATGGCTGCTGAGGGGTGCCTTTCCATAGTGTGAACTATCCCACAACAGACTTGCGGCCGAAAAGGTGCGACACATCACACCTAGTGCTTGACGCGGTGTGATGTATCACAATATCATCCGCTTCATGAGCAATCATACCAAACTCATCCGAGAGATTGAGGATTACGTCCGTCGCCGTGGGATCGCGGAGACGACGTTCGGGCGCATGGCCGCTGGAGACACCTATTTCGTCTCTCGGCTGCGCAAAGGTGGTTCCCTTCTGGTCCGGACCGAGGAGCGCGTCCGCGATTTCATGAAAAGGCCCCTCCCCACCCGCCCGAAGCGCGCAAAGGAGCCGGCCAATGTCTGAGCAAGAGCTGCGCCGTTGGGCAATTGAACTCACGATTTCGAAATTGGCACGGAATTGGTTTTCCATGTTCGTGCTCTCAGAAATCCTCATCCAGTACATCCGTGATGGCAAAATCCCGCCGTTTGACGACGACGGTAACCTTGATCTGAACAAATGGCTGGAAAACCACCAAGGCGCGCGTGATTCCTCTGATGGGGAGCCGGCGTGATGAGATATATCGCTGAATCTCTCCATGAGATGTCGCATACAGATCTGCGGGCATGGGCCTTTGCTCAAACCGGCCCCGGCCTGATAGATGCTCGCATAGCCGAGGCCGAAAAGCTCATTTCTTGGCTTCTGCCGTCAATGCCGAGCCGCGTCTGTCCCCTCAATCATAGCGATCGCCTTGATGATATTGTCGGCAAGGAGGCGAGCAGCATCGACGGTCATTCGAAGATGGGCGACTGCGACCGGAACAGTATCTTCTCCCGCAGGCTTCCCAGCTGCGACGGTAGCGCAAACGACCCCGCCGATATGTCCGAAGGATATGACATTATCGACGAAAAGAGCGGGCGCGTTATTGGCTTCCATGCGAGCAATATTGCCAGCTATCGACTTAAGAAGCATGTCGGGTGTCAAGTCACTCATTCCAGTTCATCCTCGGCAGATGGTGAAAGCGGGGACTCGGTTGCCGCCGATCCCCGCAATGACGCTACGCCCGATACTTCCGTGAAGGGAGTCCAGGATGATGGTTGATTTCGCTTCTATTGCCTTCTGCGCCCTGTCCTTCGCCGCGTTCGTCCGGGCGCATTTTGCCGGGAGGGTTGCGTGATGGCGACGCCAAGCATCGATTGGACCCCTCACCTCGACACGATCGAGGAAATGCTGCGGGGTGGAAAGACCCGCCGTGAAATCGCTGCGCATCTGGGGGTGAAGGAAACTTCCCTGTCCTCGATGATCAAGCGATATGGCATGTCGGGCCTGTCTCCGAATAACGACGCGAGCGGAGGCTCTTCATCGCAGAACGTCTTCGGCCGTATCGACTGGGCGCCTCTGATGCCCGCGCTGCTGGAAATGATGGAGCGCGAAGAAAGCGCGACGGTCATTGCAAAGAAGCTGGGCGTTTCTCCCGCCTCCTTGTCTGCTGCCATGGAGCGCCAGGTTCCTAAGGCCATCCGGTCCAAATGGAAGAAGGCCCGCCAGGAAGCGACGCATCCCAAGAAGCAGCGTGCTGAGCCGATCCTTCGGCAGCCTCTCGAGGCATTCTCTGACGTGTCGTGGCGTGCGCTTTTCGGCGGCAACCCTCCTCCCGTGCCGGACTTCGCGTTCGGTCGGGGCGGTCGGCTGCACTGAGCTTCACCCCCAGATGTCCGCCCCGATCAACATCGCCAGTTTGAGCGCCAGGTGGTCCTTGACCTCCTGCGGCTGCCGACTGTGCAGGGTGCCCCAGAGCTGGGCATCCCGGCACAGGTCAGCGGCAAGGTGCGGCCTGTCCGCGTCGATCTCGAATTGTGGTGTCTGGGGCGCGTCTCCTTCCATCGTTGGTTTCTCCTCTCTGCTCAGTGACATGGCAGAGAATGGAGCAAGCCAGTGCGGAATGATTGGTCAAAAACCCGCCCAAATGGGCGCATTTTTTACCTGGATGGGCGCATGAACGCGATTTCGCGCCCGATCAAAGAAACCCTGCTCGAAGTGATAGGTCGCGAATTTCGGCCGCTCCGCTTCGCGCAAGAAATGCTGGCGCGCGCTTCAGGAAAGACGCCGCGAGCCGCACGAAACTGGCTGGATGGTCGATGCACGCCCGATGCCGAGGCGCTGATTGAGCTGATGGCCTCCTGCAACTCCATTGCAGACGAGGTTGAACGCCTTGTCGCAGAGCGCCGCAAGGCGCGTGAGGACACACAATGCCCTGGTTCACCCTTAAACTAGGCCGGTTCGGGTTCGGCCATCACGCGGGCCCTCCCCCGTCATACCGCCTCGCATGGCTCCGCATTCTCTGGCGCGACTGGGATTCCTGGTCGGCTTGGGCTGAGGCTGAAATAGCCCGGTATCAGCGCGCCCTCAATGCTGCACGGGAGGAGCTTCGGAAATGACTGAGCGCCCGATTTCAGATGCGCAATCAATCGTCAGCGATGCGGTCGAACTGGCTGGTGGTCAGCACGCCCTCGCCCGTGAGCTTCGCATCAGCCAGTCCGACATTTCCCAGGCCGTGAACAACGGTCGCACAGACTCACGCAACCGAGTGCTGAATGCGCTCGGATATGTCGTGGTTGAAACGATCCGCCCGATGAAAGGCCAGAACCGATGACAGACATGACAGGCCACAACTCTGACGCCGCTGTGGGCGGCATCGCTGCCGATCGCCTTCGCTCTATCATCGAGCGGGTGGAGCGCCTCGAAGAGGAGCGCAAGGCCCTGCAGGGCGACATCAAGGATATCTTCTCCGAAGCCAAAAGCGCGGGCTTCGACGTGAAGGTCATCAAGCAGATCATCCGGATACGCAAGCAGGAACCGGCTGAGGTCGAGGAGCAGGAAACGCTGCTGGATATCTACCGTCGCGCTTTGGGGATGTAACGGCATGGTCAAGATCCATAGTCCCCAGTTCAGGACCGAGGACAGCCTTCACGCGCATGTCGCGCGCCTCCTCACCGTCGCAATCGCCCCACCCGGCACGCTGTCTGCCTCTGGTGCGTTCTGGTGCTCGATTGAGCATCGTAATGCCCGGAACAGGCTGGAAGGTGCGCTACGGAAATCCCGTGGCGTCGTTGCCGGCATTCCTGACATTCAGATCGGATACCAGGGCCGGACCTACTGGATTGAGCTGAAGCGGCATGACGGCAGCCGAAGCAAGGCCCAGAAGGCGCTGCATCCGGTTCTTGAGGCCTGCGGGCAGCCGGTCGGTCTGTGCCGATCCCCTGAAGAAGTGTTCGGCTTCCTGAAAAAGCACGGCGTTCCTGTCCGCGCGGAGGTGATGGCTTAATGGCACGCATCCGCAGCGTTCATCCCGGATTGTGGACGGACGAAACCTTCGTCGGGCTGCCAGCAATGGCGCGCCTCTTTCTGATTGGCCTATGGAATGAGGCTGATGACAACGGGGTTTTCCAGTGGAAGCCCCTCACCCTGAAGATGCGCATCCTCCCAGGCGATAACGCTGACGCCTCAGAGCTTCTCGCCATAATGGAAGAGGCCGGCGTTGTTATGCGCTACGAAGCCGAAGGGGCTTCCTATGGCGCAGTGCGCAATTTCAGAAGGTTCCAGCGTCCGGAGAGGCCGAAGCCTGTTCATCCGATCACCGACGAGGTGGAGCAATTCGTCGCTCTGCCATCGAATTCTCACACATGCAGCAAGAAAAAGCATGGAGCAGTAGGAGGTCAGGCAACGAACGGTCGGAACTCAGTCAACCATCCAGAGCCGAATGAACAACCATCACTCGATGATAATTCGGTGTCCGAACACCGACAAAACATCGAATCACATGGGCCGATGGAGGAGGGAATAGGAAAGGTAATACACTCTTCGCTTCGCTCAGAGTGTGAGCGCGCGCCTGCCGACGCGCCGCCCGCCCCCGCACCGAAATCGGAAACGCCGAAACGAGGCACCCGCCTCCCTGCCGACTGGCAACCATCGCCGGAGTTGGCGGACTTTGCCCGGCAGAACGGCGTGGACCCCGTCGCAACCGCCGAGATTTTCCGCGACCACTGGCGCGGCGTGAGCGGTGACAAGGGCTGCAAGGCTGACTGGGACGCGACGTGGCGGAACTGGGTCCGCCGTGAGCAGGGCTTTTCGGGCAACCGCCCGATCAGATCCGGGCCCTCCAACCGCCCCAAGACCGCAGCCGACCGGGCCGACGAACACGCGGCCTACATGCTCGAAAAATACGCTGGAGGCGTCCGATGAGCGAGATTGCAATCCTGGCTCCGATGCCGACGATCAGCCGCGCTCTTGGCGCTGCATTGGACCCTGAGCGTCAGGCTGTTCGCTTTGGCCCGACCGAGACGCCGGAGGAGCGGATCGCGCGCATCCGTCGCAACGATCCTGCCCCTGGCATGGTCATCCGCCTTCAGCCCGACGCGCCGTCTGACGCGGTGGTGGCCGAAGCCAAGCGGATTCTTCCCCAGCTTGAACGGGCTATGACGCCACCGCCTGCTGGCTCGCAGGCCGGTGCTGCGCTGCGGATGCTGGAAAAGCTCAATGCCTCGGTCGCATCGCCGGTTGGTCCTGACACGCTCCGGATGCGGGCCTGCTTCCTCGCCGAAGCCGGATCCGATCTTCCGGCAGCAGCCTGGGATCAGGCCGTGGATCGGAAGTTGCTTCGGGCGTTCAAGTTCATGCCTTCCGTGGCCGAGATCGTGGGAATCCTCGAAGCTGAGATCCAGCCGTTGCGGGACAAAATCGCGCGCGTCCGGCTGGTCAGCCAGTTCGAGCGCAAGCCAGTCGATCGGGCAGAACGCCCGGACCCTGCCGAGATCGAGCGGCGCAAGGTGGCTCTGGCCGAGCTGCAATCGGCTGCCGAAGCGCAGGCCAGGGAAGATCGGGAGATCCGGGATTTCGGCATGTGGATGCCGGCAGGCGCAGAGGGGAAGACCGGGCTGGAACTGGCGGAAATCCTGCGCTCACACCTGGCGGCCTTGGACGGTCCGAAGCTTCGGATCACGCAGGAGCGCATCGAGGCTCTGGAGCGGAATGCTGCCATTCTTGTCCAGCTTGCGGCCTTCGAAGCCGTGGAGAACCGGGCATGACCGAACAATCCAACACCTGGCCCGACTGCATCGGCGCAGAGGCCGCAAATTTGGCCAAGCCCCGAAACTGGGAGGCAGCGTGTGCGGCCACTCAGGTGCGCCATGGATGCGATATTGGCACTCACGGTCGCGCCTTGCTCGCAGACATGCGCGGAGAGGTACCGCCGTTGTCCGCTGAGTGCGGGGTGGAGTGTCAGACGATACACGATGGGGTGGAAACGTCTGGCGGCAATGGCGATGCCTCTACGGCTTTGTTCGAGAATTGTGGAACAATAAACACCGAGGGCGATCTCGGGTTGAGTGGGGAATGAGCACAAAAAAAACCGCCCCGAAGGGCGGCTCCTGTCTCATTTGCAGAGTTCTTCGCCGATCCTTTCATTTCGGCGCTCGAAGGCCTCCGAACATTTGTTGAGCCTATCCGAGGTATCTCGTGCCGCCCCGCTGCGCTTGATTGCGGTATAGGGAAAGAGCCCAAGAAACCGGTCTTTCCGCTTGTGGGCATAGGGCGTTTTCGGTGTGTAATCGTTGATCTCGTACCACATGTCTGCGTCCTCCTGAGACTGCGGGGCGCCTGACCAGCGCATGGCCTCCCACCGATCCATGGCGGTCATCAGGATCATGTCCGTGGTGATGAACGGGGCCTTGGTTTGCGCGCGCTCCTGCTGACGTTCTGCCGTATCGAGCGGGACATATTCCATGGCTTCGGAACCCCGCCCCGCCGTGGGGCGCGCCTCCATTTCCATCAGGTCCGGATCAATTTTCGCTCCCGGCACGATCTGGGCCAGCTTTGCCAGACCTTTCGGCAGGACCTTCACCGTGTCGCGGGTTTTTTCCTCGCCATTGCCGTCAGTATAGGTACCGATCTTGTGCCAGAGATACCCGGCGTCGATCTTGGCCTGAAACGCCAGCCAGTTCTTTGTTCCGTTGCGACGATAGATCCACTGTGACGTGGCCATGAACGCGATCAGAGCCTTGGGCTTGATCTGTAGGATCTTCGCTGCTTCCGTCAGGCCGTATGAGCCGTCCGCCGCGCTGATCCGGTCGAGAGCAGCCACCTTCGGCGCTGCTGCATCAATCAGGGCTTTCTGGCGTTCGATTTCCTCTTGCTGGTCCAGTGCCAGCATCAGGGCTTCGCGCATGTTGGTCGGGGCTTTGAACGCTGGGGCGGCTTCCAGTTCCATCCAGCGGCGGACGATCTTCAGGCGCAGGTCAGAGCGGTATCCAGCTACGAGAGTGATGGTCAGGTCTTTGGGGAGATTGTAGCATTTCCGTTGCTCGCCCTTCGCGTCCAGATAGACGCCCCCAAATTTGGGGCGGTCGATTTCATTCTCGTCTAGCAGTTTCTCGATGTCACGGATCACATGGTCATGCCGCTTATCCGTCAGTTCCGCGATCTCGCGGGAGGACATGGTGACAGCGATATTTGCGAGGGACGCGTTCATGCTTCGTCTCCCTTCACCATGATCGGCGTGATCGTCACGGAAAACTTCCGGTCGAACAGAAGACGAAAAGTCGCAATTGTGGTATGGATGGCTTTAGCCATGGCCGGGTGTCCTCCGGTTAATGGTTAGGGCCGGTTGGAAGGTGGTGCTTCCCTCCGGCCTGATTTCGGGTTAAACCCAAAATATGAATACGTCAATAAAAAAGGTTATACCTAAAAGGAGAGGGCGCCCGGCAACCGGGAAGGACCAACTCGTAGGTGTGCGCCTTCCTCCTGCGATGCTGGACGCAATAGCCAGAATGTCTTTGCAGAAAGAAGTTCCACGTTCCGAGGTTATCCGTCGTTTGATCCAGAAGGGGTTAGAGACAACGGAAAGTTAGAGGCTCGGCTCAGGCGGAAGTCTGAATGGCTACTCAATTTTCCGGTCAATCTTTTCGACGCGATTTTGCAGGTCGAGAATGCTTTCATGTATGTTCTCTAGCGCATTCCCAGTTACCCGATCATAGAAAATATTCCGTATGTTCGTATCAAGACTGGATATTTCGGCTTGCACCCCAAGTAACGCTTTTTGTATTTTATTTCCGGCATAATGAACGGCGTATATTAGAATGCACAAAGCCCCGAATATCCATTCAGGTGTGATTTGAGGCATCGATTCTCTCCAAAATTGCGAGAGTTGTTCATATCTATTTCTTGGACAAGAGAAGCAGGATTCTGCGGTATCCCGTTACCGGTTTTCCTTGTGGTGAAGCGGGCTTTGGTATAGGTTCTGCCTATGAAAAAGCCCACTGCCATCAGTGAAGCGCAGAGAAAGAGAAACGCCAATTTGAAGCCCTTCAAGAAGGGTCAGAGCGGCAACCCGACTGGGCTTCCTAAAGACATCCGTGAAGTCATTGCGTTGGCCCGCTCCCACACGACGACAGCCATTGAAGCATTGGCGGAAATTGCGGGTAAAGCCTCAGCCACGGAAAGCGCTCGCGTCTCTGCCGCCAACGCCCTGCTTGACCGCGCATGGGGCAAGCCGAAAGACACAGTGGCGCTGGAGAACGCGGAAGGCGGTCAGCCTTTCCAGATCGTCATCCGCAAGCTGAGTGATGGCTGATTTTGAGATCCCGGCTTATGGCTGGCGTCCCCGTGATTACCAAATGCCGCTCTGGACCTTTCTGGAGAATGGCGGGAAGCGCGCTTACGAAATTGCTCACCGGAGATGGGGAAAAGATGACGTCGCGCTGAACTGGGCGGCCGTTTCTGCACTCACGAAGGTCGGCAACTACTGGCATATGCTTCCCGAGGCCAGCCAGGCACGAAAGGCAATCTGGGACGCGGTGAACCCACACACAGGGCGCCGGCGCATCGATGAGGCTTTCCCGGCCGAAATCCGCGCCACGACCAAAGAACAGGAAATGTTCATCCGGTTCATCAACGGTTCGACATGGCAGGTCGTTGGCTCAGACAACTTCAACAGCCTCGTGGGCTCAACGCCGATTGGCGTGGTGTTCTCGGAATGGGCGCTGGCCAATCCGTCAGCATGGGCTTTTCTGTCTCCGATCCTTCTGGAGAACGGTGGATGGGCGATGTTCATCACCACACCGCGCGGCCGGAACCATGCCAAGACGTTCTTCGATGCCATGCGCGACGAGCCGGGCTGGTTCTGTGAAGTCTCGAGTGTCGAGAAGACGGGTCGCTTCACCCCTGAACAGTTGGCAGCAGAAAAGAGGCAGCTTGTGGCGCAGTATGGCGAGGATGACGGCGGCGCGAAGTACGAGCAGGAATATGACTGCTCCTTCGATGCGGCCATTCAGGGCAGCTACTACGGTAAGATCATGAAGAAGCTGGACGAGGAAGGGCGGATTGGCGACGTGCCGTACAATCCCTCCCTGCCCGTCATCACGGCTTGGGATCTTGGCATCGGTGACAGCACGGTCATTTGGTGTGCTCAGCAGATCGGGCCAGACGTTCGGGTGATCGACTGCATCGCCGGATCCGGTCAGGGCATCGACTGGTACGTAAGAGAGCTTGGGAAGCGCCCCTACACTTATCGCCAGCACATCGTTCCGCATGACGCGAACAATGGCGAGCTTGGCACCGGGCAACGGCGCATCGACACCATGCGCTCCCTCGGCATGAACCCGATCCGCGTTCTCCCTCGCACGCCAGTGGATGACGGGATCAGCGCGGTTCGCAATCTGCTTCCCAGATGCCGGATCGACCGGAAGAACTGCCAGCGAGGCATTGACGCGCTCGAGCAGTACCGGAAGTCATGGGATGATACGAACAAGGTCTTTCGCGACAAGCCGCTGCACGACTGGGCGTCGGACTATGCGGACGCTTTCCGGTACTTGGCTGTTGGATTGAGGGATCGGGAGGACGACAAGCCGAAAGCGACGAAACGTCCGCGCGTCTCTCTGACAGGCTCTCCTTCTGGATGGATGGGGATGTAATAAGCCAAACCTTTCAATTCTGCTTGTACTGACAGATTCCCATGTGGTATTCAGTTACCTCATGAGCGCCCCAGAAAATGACGAAATCCTCGCCGAAGTCGTAGAGCGTCATCGGCGCTGCCAGGACGTAGAGTCCAGCGCCCGCAGCAACTACCGGTCAGACATGCAGTTCCTTTACGGGGACGCCTACAATCAGGCGCAGTGGGACCCGGCTGTTGTCATGGCACGGTCTGGCGCTGGTGGGTCGGGGGGCAGACCCTGCATCACGGTCAACAAGACGCTCCAGCATGTTCTTCAGGTCACGAACTCGGCACGCCAGCAGACGATGGGCGTCAAGATCGTGGCAACCGGCTTCGGGGCATCCCAAAAGGCGGCCGAGGTCCTTGAGGGTATCATCCGTCACATCGAGGCGCAGTCCAACGCGCAGCAGAACGCGTATGCGAACGCCATCATGGGGCAGGTCGGCGGTGGCATCGGCTATGTCCACCTCATCACGGATTACGTGCGAGGCATCGACAGCTTCGATCAGGACCTGTTTGTCGAGACGGTTCCGGACCCGCTCTGCGTCATGCTCGATCCGGACGCTCAGGAGCCTGACAAGTCGGACGCGAACTGGGGAATGCTGATCACCCACATGCCACGGGGAGAGTTTGACCGGGCATATCCTCGTGACAAAGATATTGCTGCCGAGCATCCGTTTGATGGCGCAAGCAGCATGGATGGCGACTGGGAAGAAAAAGACCGCGTCCGGATTGCCCGCTACTACCGTCGCAGCGAAATCGATGACACGCTGTGGAACGTGCCGCCCCTGCCCGCCTGGGGTCTACCCGGGGGGCCGATGCGTGAAAGCCAGATGCCAGACGGGCTGCCTGAACTCTGCCGGGAGATGAAGTGCGAGCACCGGATCGTTTCGGATCATGCCGTCGAGTGGTTCCTCATCGGCGGATCTCGCATCCTCGATCAGGGTGACACTGTTTTCAAAAATATCCCGATCGTCCCGTTCATTGGCATTGAGACGAATATCGACGGCAAGCTGGATCGCAAGGGTCTGACTCGATTGCTGATCGATCCCCAGCGTATGTTCAACTGGAGCGGCTCCAAATTCATTGAAGGTCTGGCAGCTCAGACCATCGGATCATGGGTGGCTTCTGATGCGCAGGTTGCAGGTCGAGAGAACGAATGGGCGTTGTCGAACATCTCGCCGCCTGGGGTGTTGATCTACAACAGCAAAGACCCTGACACCAGCGAGCCTGTCCAGGGTGCGCCGGAGCCTGTACCACCGCCACAATTCTCTCCCGGCTATCTGCAGGCCATGCAGCAGTCTGACCAGCAGATGCAGATGGCGTCCGGTCAGTATCAGGCTGAGATGGGTGCACCATCCAACGAGAAGTCAGGACGGGCGATAGGCGAACGGCAGCGTCAGTCTGATACGGCGAACTATCACTTCACAGACAATCAGGGCATGGCTCTGCGGCTGATTGGCAAGATAATGCTCGACGCCATCCCGCGTGTTTACGACGTGACACGGGCAGTGCAGGTCCTTGGCATTGACGGGACGATGGCGCAGGCCGTGATTGACCCCCAGATTGCACAGGCCCATCAGCAGGTAACGCCACAGGGACCGATTGCGGAAGAGCAATCACAGGACCCTGAAGCGGTCGCGGATGTGAAGGGCGCGATCCTCGCCATTAATCCGAATGTCGGTCGCTATGACGTCATGGCTGATGTCGGGCCCTCCTGGGCAAGCCAGACGCAGGAAACCTTCAACGCGCTGATGCAGGTGGTTCAAGCTGATCCTGCCCTCATGGCGAAGTGCGGCGATCTTCTGTTCCGGTCGGCCCCCTTCCCGCTTGCCTCTGAGATTGCAGACCGGCTCAAGCCGGTAGGCGATGACCCGCAGGCTGCGGCCATCCAGCAGCAGTTGCAGCAGGCGCAGGCACTTATCGCCGAACTCAAGCAGAAGCTGAGCGACAAGCAGCAGGATTTCGATCTGCGCGCGAACAAACAGCGGCATGAGCAGGTGATCGACCTGATGGATGCGCATTCCGAGCGCGACAAGGCTGACACCGACCGCATGGCGGCGCTTGGCTCCATCGCCCCGGATGAGCTTCGTCCCGTTCTCGCGGCTCTCGTGCGAGAGGTTCTTCAGGAGCAGGGTTACCACGGCCCTGCATCACAGCCGGATGCGCTTCCCGAAGAGCTGCACCGCCTTCCTTCCAGCAATCCCCCGGGCGGTCTGATCCACGCGCCCAATCCAGTGACAGGAGCCATTGAAGCATGAGTGAGACCATGGAAGCCCCCGTTGTCGAGGCAAACGATGCACCTGCTGACGACCGATTTGCGGGAATGGAGTTCGGGACCGATCAGGAAGGCGCGGAAGCCGAAAGCGGCGAAGGCCAAGTCGAAGAAGACAGCACTCCCGAGCCGGAAAAGCCTGAGCCAAAACCCGACACCACGCCGGATTATATCAAGCGCCGCATTGGCAAGTCTGTGGCTCTTCAGCGTCAGGCAGAGCGCGAGCGTGATGCGGCCAACGAGCGATCCGCAAATCTGGAAAAAGCTCTTCGGATTGCGCGCGGTGAGGAAGAGGCACCCCGCGAGCTGACGCCAGATGAAATCAGGGCCGAGGAACGTCAGCGCATTGAGCAGACAAATAAGCAGGAGCAGCAGGTTGCCGATTTCAACCAGACATGCTCAACCCTTGCTCAGTCGCTGGCCTCGTCATTCGGTGCCGACGCAGTTGTCCCGGCGACGAAGCGCCTGGCCGAGAGTGTCGGTCTCGATTTCGGAAATTCAGAGCATCAGAGTGTCATCCGCGATATCGCCAAGCTGCCAAATGCGGCCCAGGTGTATCATGCGCTGTCCAACGATCCGGATGCCGCTTATCGGATCTTCGAAGCGGACGACAAGCGCGAGGGATACGCAGAACTGCGTGACTTTTCCCGCGCCCTGAAAGCCGAGGCTGCCCAGGAACCCGCTCGCTTGCCTGCGCAGGCAGCCGCCCCCGCTCAGCCCCGACCCGTTTCACAAGCTCCTCGCCCTGCAGGACGAACGCCAGCTCCGTCCCGGTCTTCGTCGCGCTCCGTCTACGATGACAATGTATCAATGGACGATTTTGTTGCGATGCGGAACAAGAGGGGATAGAGTATTCCAATACCACATCAGTAATGATGTGAGGGCCACGGGGGCTGAAACCCGGTCAGTCTGGCAGCACTGTACGCCGCCCGCGCACGGAAACGCGTAATACCGGCCAGTTGCAGGGTCTAACAACCTGACGACGTGCACGGCACGGCCAGAACTGGCCCGGTATGGGCGTATCCGTGAGCAACTCAGGTGGCAAACAATCTTCTTACGATCAAGATGATCACGCGCGAAGCGCTGCGTCTTTATCGAAACTCCAACTCGTTCCTCAAGAACGTCGACACCCAGTACGACAGCTCGTTCGCAAAGTCGGGCGCGAAGATCGGCAACACGCTGAACATTCGTCTGCCGAATGACTATGTGGTCGGGACCGGGCCTACGATCTCACCGCAGTCGACGCAGGAACGTCAGACGAGCCTGTCGATCACCAACCAGTTTAACGTCCCGATGTCGTTTTCCTCGGCAGACATGGCGCTGTCTCTGGATGACTTCAGCAAGCGCATTCTTGCTCCGGCCGTGAACCGGCTCGCGGGTCAGGTCGCCACGACGCTGATGAGCACGGTTGATATGGCGACCATGGGGGGCCAGGGCCCCGCACAGCATTTCGTGCACAATACGGATATCAGCGGAAACACGATCTCCCCGACGGCTGCGACCGTGCTGCAGGGTGGCGCGATCCTGACGAACAATGGCGTTCCCGAAGGTACCCGTCGCGTTGCCGTGGTCGATCCCATGACGGAGGCCCGGCTTGTGTCGGGTATGGCCGGGCTGTTCAACCCTCAGACCAAGATCGGCGACCATTTCGAAACCGGAATGCTGAGCAAGGATACGCTCGGCTTCGACTGGTATCGTGACCAGACCATTCTCAAGCATACCACTGGCAGCCTGTCGGGTGTGACCGTCAACGGCGCAGGTCAGACGGGTAGCGTTCTGGCGGTCACCGTTGGTTCTGGTGGCTCGCTTACGCTCAACCCGGGCGATGTGTTCATTGTTGCTGGCGTCAATTCCGTCAACAACGTGACGAGCGCCAGTTCGGGCACGCCCTGCCAGTTCACGTATACCGGAACCAATCAGCTGACGATCGCGACCGGTTCTTCGGGCTCGGTGCCGATTTTCCCGGCCATTACTCCGACCGGCTCTACCCCGGGCGCACAGGTTGCTTACGGCACCGTGACAGCGTCTCCCGCAACGGGCGCCGCGATCACCATGGTGAATAATGCCGGTGAAACGTACCGTTCCAACCTGCTGTACGTGCCGGAAGCCTTCACCATGGCAACGGCCGACCTGCCGATGGACAACCGTCAGGGCGTGGACATGTACCGTGAGACCTATGACGGCGTCTCCATGCGTGTAGCCCAGCAGTACAACGTGATGACCGATCAGTTCATCACCCGTCTGGACGTGCTGTGCGGCATGGCCCTGCTCCGCCCCGAGTGGGTGGTTCGCATGGCTGACGCGATCTAAGAGAGGTCAGAGACATGGCAGTCACCGCATATCCCCGCGAACTCGCTCATCCGAACGGGTTCCGTACGATCACGGTCTATTCCCCCGAGGAGGAACGGGCCGTCCAGCTTGATTTCACCGCATACCGTCGGGATCACGACGCATCGCACCAGGCCGCCCTGAAGGGCGTGAAGGCCCCGGGACGTCGCGTGAAGGAGACCGAGAATGTCTGAAACGCAAGCTGAGGTAACGACCGAGACGGCCCCTGAAGCGTCAGCTCCCAAGCCGTCCTTCCCAGGCTACCCGATCACACGGTTCAACCCCGTCTATGGGCGCCGTGTGTTTGAAGCGCCCAACGATTACGCCGTGGCAGGTGGTGATGACGGAGACTGGCGTTTCACCAGTGCCGGGGCAGCCGATCAGGCGCGCACGCATACGGAAGCGGTGCTGGCGATGCGCGCCAATGAGGAGCGTGCCCTTGCCGCTCTGCGGGAAGGCGGAGAAGTGGTCTCAAACAGCGTGCAGGCTGATGCCTCTGCGCGATCCGGCTATCCTGAGCCGGGTGTTGTCCCGGCACCCTGATGTCCGGAGCAATGAGCGACGATAGCCGGGAAGCGAATGCAGGCTATCTCGTCTCCGATCTGGTGGGGCTTGCACTTCGCCAGGTCGGCTTCGAGGGGCTGGGTACAGACCCATCCCCTGCAGACCTGTCTGATGGTGTGATGCACCTGAACATGCTTCTGGCCAAATGGCAGCAGCAGCGCTTCCTTGTACCGAACCTCGTGGACATGGCCCTGATGAGTACGGGCGCAAGCGTGTATTATCTGGGCCAAGGTGGTGATTTCGATGTTCCCCGGCGCCCTGCCCGACTGGATGGCGCGTATGTTCGTCTCGCGAACAGCCCTGGCTTTCAGGCATCCGAAGCCGGCGAGTTCTCACCTGCGCAATTCGATGCAAACGACTTTGATGTCGGATCTGACGGTCTGGAAAGCAGTGCTGCAGGTGGCCCTCTCGATTTTCCCTTAACGGTCATCCACTCATATGAGGAATATGCCGCCATCGGCCTCAAGGGTCTGAGGACCTGGCCGAGCGCCGTCTATTACAATCCAGCCTTCCCACTGGGAGAATTGCGGTTTTTCCCCATCCCCCAGACGGGAATGTGGGAACTGCATATCCTTACCAAAGAGGCGCTTCCATCCGACCTGAAGGCAACCGATCCGATTAATCTTCCCCAGGAATACTGGGATCTGATCATGTGGACCCTCGCTGTCAGGCTCGCTCCATCCTACGGCCAAGAGGCCAGCCCTACAGTCGCGGCAATGGCGAAGGCAGCACTTGCCACCATCCGAGCTGCCAACCAACAAATCCCTCGCGTCCAGATGCCCCCCGCTGTCGGTTCTACCGGCGGAGCGGCGGTGAATCCGTGGTGGGTCTATTCCGGAGGTTTCTAATGCGCCACTTCGCGCTGATTGCCCTGTTCCTTCCGTCTCTGGCGCTCGCCCAGTCTATCCCGACACTCACGCCGAGGGTCACCCTCGATGGTCCTGCTGGATTGAGGCCGGCCTTTACGACGAAAGCAGACGTGAAAAACGGCAAGTTGGACTCACCGGCCATCACCGGTGGAAGTCTGGATGGCGCCCAGACCATCACGACAACGAGCGGGATCACGCAACCCCTCGCCACGCTGCTGGGGCAGCAGATCAACGTGCTGAACTACGGCGCTGTCGCAGGGGGCACCGATAGCGGAACTGCCGTCAAAAACGCCATCGGTGCGGCTGTGAACCGCTTCCCTGTCTATTTCCCGTACTCTTCCTACGGCTACACGATCAACTCCGGGACCTACACCGGGAAGGAAATCGGAACGTGGCTGCTAAACGGCAACAGAATCACAGGGAATGCAATCGGCATCCCCACGGCAGGCACCGGAACGCTCATCAGCCCTTATACAAACCCATATTTAACCGTGACAGACCGCAAGTCGGTCTATGACCCGGCCGGAATTCCCCAGGGGAGCAACGGAACGACTGTTGCTGAGAGCATCGAATGTCTTCCCAACCGGTCCAACGCCCAGAACGCGAATGCAAACCGCAACTGGATCGCCTGCCGGTATATCGGAGCAGATACCGGAACGGGCGGAACATCGTCCATCGACCTGAGTACCGAGGTTGAGAACTGGGTTCTGAACGTATCGGGGAATCATGGTCTGGCCTTCGAGATCGACACCAACTTCAACGCGGCTGTCACTGACAACCAATGGACGACTGGTCTATTCCTGACTGGCGGCGGCGCGGCAGGTACGAATGTGAACTCCGTTGCGCTGTCCATCATGCACTCAGCCTATGACGGTTCATGGCTGCCATGGACGACTGGCATCTCGATCCGGGAAACAACCGATCAGATCCAGCAGTATAAATCCAGCGCGTCAGAAGCAGGCTTCTTCCAGCAGGCATTTGACGAAACGAACACGGCTGTTTCGTGGCTGGATAAAATGGGCAATCAGACAGCCCAGATCATCAATGCGAAAAAGGGTTTCGTTGGCTCTGCACCGACAGGATACGACGAATTTTCTGCCACGCGTCAGACGAGCACCGATACAGGATTTTTCATTCGGTACTTCGATGAAAACGCGAACACGCTGGCATCTATCGACAAGAGTGGTGGTGCGGTTGTGGCAGGGCTGATCAACACCAACCATACGGGTGAATCTTCCACATCGACATGTACCCGTGGAGAGATGCACGCAGACGATCTGAACCTGTATGTGTGCATCAGTACGGGAAAATACAAAGTTGTTCCACTGCAGGCGATCCAGTAATGGCATTGCAGCGTCTGAACCTGTCGGGCGGCTCGTATGATGCGCGGGCCGTCTCCGTGGCGGCGCAGCGCTGCCTGAATCTCTATGGCGAGCCCGTCCCGGTTGAGGACGGAGAGCCTGTCCGGTTCGCCTACTATCTGACCCCCGGCCTTCGCTCTATCGGTACGATGAGCGGTGCGGTTCGCTGCCTCTATCAGACGACACAGGGCGACCTGATCGTGGTGGCAGACGGACAGGTGTCACGAATGTACCGGGACGGAGAGCTGACATCGATCGGGACGATTTCTCCCGGCAGCACGCCGGTGAGAATGAGCGACAACGGCACATGCCTTTTCATCGTGGACGGCAATGGCGGAAACGGCTGGTACTGCTCCATGCCGGCAGCACCTGGCAGTTCGAAATCGAGCACGACGACCTATAGCTATACGATCAACAGCGCCGTCGCATCGGGGCAAAACATCCTGACGATCCAGGGCAATTTCACGATTGAATCTGGATATACCTATACTGTATCCGCTGACGGGATTGCGTCTGGCACGACAGTCATCGGTGTTGCTAATGCCATGTCTGTCACGACCTCCGGGGACACTGCGTCAGGCTCTGCGAGCATCACCGTACAGAGTTCAGTCACTGGTGTGATTGGATGCATGATCAGCGGTGGCGGCCTGGCATCAGGGACTACCATCATCGGCGTGGCGCCCAATGCCGATGACAGCAGTTTTACCGATATCACCCTCTCGACTGGAACGACTGCCGACACGCCTGAGAACAACGTACTCAGCATCCTTTCAACGCCCAATCCTGACAGCGGTTACACGCTGCTGACCCTCTCGCAGGCTACAACAGCAGAGATCGAGGCTGCGGCATCCCTGTCGGTTACAACCTCGGCTTCGACCGCCTACGGCAAACTCACGAAGATGAGCGATACTGCTTTCTATGGTTCGCCCACCATCGACGTTCTCGATACCTTCTTCCTGTTTGTGAACCCCGATACGTCGAACTGGTACGTGTCGCCAGCCCAGTTCGCCGATGAGAATCAGACCCCCTTCGACAGCCTCTATGTCGCCAGCGATGCAACCAGCCTTTCCACGATCATGGGGATCTGCGTGGTTGGGCAGTTCATTTGGATTTTCGGCCGCTGGCAGACAGAACTCTGGTACGACAGTGGCGCATCAGACTTCCCGTTTCAGCGGAATGCCGGCGTGACAGTCGAGGCCGGGTGTGTATCGCCCTACACCATCGCCAAGATCCCTTCTCTTTCAGCCATTCCTAATGGGGGCGTGATGTGGCTCGCGCAGGACAGATACGGTCTACCGCGTGTGTATCTTGGCCAGCTTCAGTCGGCAGCGCCCGTCTCGACATTCCCCGTTGAGGGCGCACTTCAGGACATGGGCGATCTGTCCCGGGCGGTCGCGAGCGTCTATCAACAGGAGGGCCATGTCTTCTACGTGCTGACCATCCCCGGCCAGTCGTCCTCCTGGGTCTATGACGTCTCTACCGGTCTGTGGCACGAACGGTGCAGTCTGGATGCGGCCGGCAATGAGAGCCAGTATCGTCCGTACTGCTGGGCTTCGGCTTATGGCAAAATCTATGCAGGGGATTACGAGAACGGCCTCATCTATGAGGTCGATCTTGATGAATTCACCGACAACGGAATGGCGATCAAGCGCCAACGCGCCTTTCCTCACCTGCTGACGAACGGCCTACGTGGAATTCATCGTCGCCTGACCCTCGATATGCAGAATGGCAACGGCCAGAGCATCGGCGTGGATTGGTCCGATGATCGAGGCGCCACATTCAAGACGTCTCAAACGCTTACTCTGGGTGCTACCGGGAATGTCTGGCCTACGCTTTGGCGCCTCGGCATGGCGCGCGATCGTGTCTATCGCCTGACATGGACCGCCCCGGGTGAAACGGCGCTGATGGGCGTCTTTCTCGATCTTGAACCTGTGCGCTCATGACCTCAAAGCCAAAAGACCTCAACAGCCCTCTTGCGGCCGGCAGGATCGTGAACCAGGACGGGACCCCGACAGCTCAGGAAATTGCGTTTCGTCGGCGTCTGTGGGAGCGCACCGGCTCTGCTCCGGGAACAGACGCAGCATGGATCGAGAAAGAAGCCGATCAGGCCCTCATCGCAGCCGCGCAGGCCCAGAGCTTTGCGAATGCGGCGCTGCGAGAGGCTCAGGCAGCTCTTGAACTTGCTCAGCAGGTTCTGCTCCAGGCGACATCCATCCGCGCAGAAGCTGTAAAAGCATTGGAAATCGCGCAGGATTCCGCTATCCTTTCTCTCACGGCGCGCGGTAACGCTCAGGCGGCACAATCTCCCGATGAGAGCATGATCTTCACGATCATGAAGCCCTGATGTCCGTCGTCGCCAAATCCCTGCAGCCTGGTATCACTCTCGCCGAAGCCGCCGCTCCTGTTTTCACTGCTGGCGCCGGAACAACCGTTGCGACGAACGGGGTACTCTCCAACCCCACGACCGCCGCAGTCTCATTCACGGTCCAGATCCAGAGGTCTGGCGGGATTGTTCTGGATCTCGTCCCCTCTCGGTCGATCCAGCCGAATGGCACCGATCTGTTGCCCGAGCTTGCAAGCCTCGTCATGGGAATGGGAGACGTGCTTCTGGCCTCAGGCGCCGGCCTTGTCTGCGTCCTGAACGGATACGCCCTGTCGTGATGACGGATGCCGAAATCCTTGGCTCAACTCCGCCAGAAAATGCCGTCATCTACCGGGACGGCGATGCGGTCGGGATGCTGCTGCCGATCACGCCGTCTGTCTGGGAGGTCCATTGCGGAGCGGCCCCGGCCATGCGTGGCAAAGCATCCCTCGCCGCGTTTCGTCGCCTTCTGTCTGAGTTTTGGTCTGACCACCCCGAAGTTCACGAACTGATTGGGGTTATGAAATCAGAGCACCTGTGTGCCCGGTATAACGCGGCTCGCCTCGGCTTTGAGCGCGTCAACACAAGTCCCATCACATGGCCGGACGGGATTGTTCGCAACACTACTGACTACAGGATGAAACGTCCATGATCCGTCATCCCGCTGCTCAGGCTGATTACTTGCCAGGCATTTGCTTCGATATCGGGTCGGCGGTTGGCGGTGCGGCTTCGGCCGCGGGCACAGTTGCCGCCACTGCCATGCAGGTCAATGCTGAGAAGCAGGCGCGCCAGACGGCCATCAACACGGCCAACGAGGTTGCTCCCACAATTACGGACAGCGCGACCACGGCGAACGCATTGCTGGATCCCTATGCCACGACCGGCACAAACGCGATCAATGCGCTGTCGAATGGTCTGACAGAAAGCCAGTTGCAGGCCACGCCCGGCTACAAGTTCACGCTCAATCAGGGAGAACAGGGCGTAACAAATGCCGCCGCAGCCCGTGGGCTTGCAAACAGTGGGGCAGCAGAAAAGGGCGCGGCCTCCTATGCTACCGGCTTGGCTGACAGCACCTATCAGAACCAGTTCAACGACACGAACGCCCTGGCACAGGAAGGCTACAATGCCCTCAGCCAACAGGGTAACAACACCATGACGGCAGCGAACAACGCGGGCCAGATCAAGATGGAAGGCGCGAACGGCGCCATGGCCACAACGGTTGGTGCAGGCAATGCGCTGGCGAGCGGGTTGAGTTCCTTGGGCAATACGGCAAGCCAGTACTCGATGTATAACGCGCTTCTCAACGGAACTGGCTCGTCTTCTTCATATGATCCATTCGGCGGGTCGGGCGAGAGTGCTTGGTGATGGCTGGTTTCGACACAAACGCTCTCATGCCCACCGCTCTCCCGCAGCCGACAAACCCGCTTGAGTTCGCATCTCAGGCGATCGGAGTTCGCAATGCCTTGCTGGACAACAAGATCCAGCAGGCGAAATATGATGCCGAGATAGCGCAAGGAAATGCCCTGCTCGGCGCGACCGGGGCGGATGGAAAGACCGATTACGCCAAGGCGCGCGCCACCATGGCGTCTGATCCTTCCGCCGCCTATGGCGCGGCCCAGGCTGTGCGAGAGCAGAATGCCGCCCGATCTGATGACCTGGCCAACACGGAAGCCGGGAAAAACGCAGTCGGGGCCATTCTGTCGTATGTCGGCTCAAACCCGGATCCGGCTCACCTTTACGCCGCAAAGCGGATGGCAAAAGCGATTTTTCCAGGGCAGGACGTGGATGCCATCGTAAATCAAATCGCCCAACACCCGGACGGAATTGCGGGCGGCGTGGCGCAACTGACCAACTCCATGCAGGCCCCCGGCCAGCAGGAAGCAAATGTTTACGGCACGCCGGGTGCAACCGTGAATAACGGGCAGCAGACCATCATCGGAACGCAGCAGAGCGCGATGAACGGGGGGCAGTTTCAGCCGACGACAACGGTTCAGCAGCAAACCTCTCCTGAGTTCAATGCTACGCCCACCGTGGTGGTAAACTCAGACGGATCGCAGAGCATTCTGCGCCGCGATCAGGTGGTAGGTGGCGCACAGGGGCGTCCGACTGTTCCGCCGGAGGTCATGGGGTCGGGGCGGTATCCAACGGCGCAACCCGCAAATCCGGGGTATCAGTCGGCACCAGCGGCGGGGCAGACGGCCGCGCTTGCCGAAACCGCGCAGGCTGGGGCGCAGGGGGCAAATGCGCTCATGCAGGCCTCAGCAAACCGAAACGACCGAATGGCAGCGCTCGGCAACATGTCGTCTGACCTTGAAGGATTCACATCCGGCCCTGGCAGCGAACGAATTCGCCATTTCGCATCGGTCTTCGACAACTGGACGGGCGATAACTGGAAGAGCAAAGAAATCGAAAGCGCGCAGTCCTTCAACAAGTGGGCCCAGAACCTCGCCAACGCTCAGTCGCAGGCACTTGGGACCGGCACTGACAGCAAACTTGCGGCCGCCGTGCATGCGAGCCCGAACAGTGCGCTTCAGGGTTCCACGAACCGTCTGATGATCCACCAGCTTATGGGCAACGAAGACGCGATCAATGCCAAGGCTCAGGCTTGGCAGAAGACCGGATTGCAGCCCGCGCAGTTCCAGCAGTGGAACCAGCAGTTTAGCCAGAGCTTTGACCCGCGCGCCTATCAGCTTCTCCGAATGACGCCTGACGAGCGAAAGACGGTGTTCGATGGCATGAAGAAGTCAGGCCAGATCGAGGAGTTCAAGAAGAACTACAACGCGATGGCTGCGGCCGGGCTGGTACCAAGTGGCGAGCGTTGATCAGGCCTATGAGGACGCCGGGAAATACTGGAACGTAGACCCGAGCGTCCTGCGTGCCGTGCATCAGGTCGAGGATCCGAAAAACGATCCGAAGATCCGTTCCCGCGCCGGTGCGATTGGCCACATGCAGTTCATGCCGGAGACGGCCCGCAGCCTCGGCATTGATCCGACCGATCCCGTACAGTCGATCTATGGCGCCGCACGGCTGCTGGACGAGAACCTGAAACGATACGGCAACCTCCCGGACGCGCTCCGGGCTTACAATGGCGGAACTGACCGCACCAAATGGGGAAACTCCGAAACCATGGCATATCCCGGCAAGGTCGCGGCCAACTATCAGCCGAATCAGAGGCAGCAGAATACGCCTGCTGACACGGATGCCTTTGCCTCGACGTTTGCGGACAGCCTTGGAGATGGTCGTCCCGCGCCGGCCAAGCCAAGTTCAGAAAATGCCTTCGACGCCATGTTCGGCCACGAGGGCGGCGAAAGCAGGGCTCCGAAGCCGGAACTCTCCCGCGCCGAAAAGGCATGGACCCTCGTCAACGACACAGTGAACTCTGCGGGCCGAGAGATCGACCGGACGTTCGGCGTCGGCGTCCCTCACCTGGTCAGCTGGGCCGCGTCTCTCGGGCATCACATGGACAACCCAGTTTCCGAAGCTGCTCAGAAGGCTGGGGATTGGGTCGCATCAAAGGAAGATGCGGATGAGGCAGCGCGCAAGGATGACTATGGCGCACCCTACACCGACGCGGCCGGGACGATGCTTGGCGCTGGACTGGCGACCGGTCTGGGTGGGCGGATTGTTCGTCCTGCCGCTGCGGTTCTGGACGGAACACGCGCTGGACGCATTGCTGCCAATGCCCTGACCGGTGAAGGCCCTAGCGTGACCCGTTGGGCGAACAATGCCCTGGCGGCTGGAACGCAAACCGGACTTGCGGGAGGAGATGCCACGGATGCAGTGGCTCTCACTCTTGGCCTTGGTGCAGCGGGCAAGCTGGGCGGGAAAGTCTTATCCCCAGTCACAGAGCGACTTTCCGCAGGTATGCGGCGCGCGGTCGATTACCTTGATCCAGAAGGGACAACTGAACGGGACATTTCAGATAGTGCACCCGAAAGACCAGCAGAGACGACGAAGGCCTATTCCTCTCCTGCCAGCACATCGGCCCAGAACGCCGAAGAAAAAGCTCAGATCAAGGCTATCTCTAAAGTGGGCGCGTTCAGTGATCCAGAGAAGGCCGCGCAGTCAATCATGAAGGCATTCACCAGCAAGAATGGAACGCGCCTTTATCAAGCCGAGACCCCAGGCGTCTTCCATACAAAATCCGTACGTACTCAGGATCCAAAAATGGCTGGACTTGAGAATGGTCTACGCGATCAATATCCCGACGCCTTTCTTACGCTCGACAGCGCAAATGACCACGCCTACACGCAGCACTTGCGCGAGACGATTGGAACGCCTGAGAGCCTGTTTGGAAAATCGG